AAAATAATTAAATTAAAATAATTAATTTTTATGATATAAAAAATATCGTTGAGTTTTAACAAGAAAATAATTTATCGAAAATAATTAAATTAATTAATATTTTTTCTAAATGATTTAAGAAAATATTTTTTCTAAATGATTTAGAAAAAAATAATTAAATTAATTTAATTATTTTCGATATAAAAAATATCATTGAGTTTTATAAAGAAATTATTGAATCAGATTTTTGATTTTATTACAAAATTATTAATTAATTATTTAATTTTTAAAAATATTAAATGAAAAAATAATATTAATTAAATTAAAAATATTATTTAATTTTTAATTTAATTTTGAAAAAAAATAAAAAAAGATATATTTTAAAGACAATTTTTATCAATTTTTTGAATAAATATTTATGGTATATTTCCCCATATTTTTATAAAACACTTTTCTAGAAAAAATCTATTTTTTATATTATTTTCTCATTTTAAAAACTTGGATGTTTTCCCTATAAAAAATAATGTTATAGATTTAATAAAATTTGAAAAAACACTAAGATATTTAAATTATAGTGATTTACTCAGTAATTTCATTGATATAGAATATTTTATTAAATTTTTTACTTTTTTACAATTTTGAAAAACTTTTCAAAAATAAAAAATTAGTTTCAAAGAATTATTTTTATATACAATTTTTAAAAACGAGAGTGATGAAATTTAAATTCTATTTTCTATTAAAATATTTTTTTACAAAACTGAAATAGAAAAATAAATTTTATAAATAAATTTTTTAGAAAACTTTGAAAATATTATCAATTTTACTATAAACTTAAAACTATAGTAAAAACTCCATTTTTTGTAATTTTATTACTTATTTTAATAAAAATTATCACATATATTGAAATTATGGATAAAATACCTATTTTATTAAATTACTTTTAAAGAAAGCTATTGTTTTGTAATTACTATAAATTATTTTGTAAAGTCTAAAATTTCTTTAAATAAAGTTAATATTTCTATAAATTTTCATAAAATAATCAAATTATTTATCCTAGATTTTTACTTAAATAAAAGCTGTTTTCAATTGAAAATCAATTTTTTATAAAACATCTTTCCATCTGGAATCTATTTTTTTTAAAATAAACTTTTGTATGTTTTTTGAATAATTTATAGATAATTTTCGAATAAACCCAAATTCTGAAATGAAAAATAGATTACTTTTTGTATAAAATTATATATTTTTCATATAAAATATATGCTTTTTTCTATTAGTTATTAAATAACAGCTTTCTTCGAAACTAATTTATATAAAATTTGCCATTTTCCAAATAAATCTAAAATTAAAATTTCAAGTTAAACATCCATATCGGATCCAAAGGTTTTTCCTAAGAATTTCGTTTAGAACTAAACAATTCGGATAAAAACCCATCAATTCCCAAGAAATACCGCGAATATTCTAATCCAATCAATTTCCAAGAAATACCGCGGGGCAATATCTCCGGGGATATTCTGGATTATCCGGGGAAAATCATGATGGAAAGTGCTTAGAAAATGGATAAAACAAGAAAATTCATGAAAAATATTTAATTATTTAAAAAAGTAAAGCATTTAAATTATTTAAAAAAGTAAAGCATTTAAATTATTTAAAAAAGTAAAGCATTTAAATTATTGATTTGATTTAGTAAATTCAGTATTGGAGAAAAAATAAAATCGGACATCATCCAATTAAATCGCAATATTTTGAAGTGATAAATTGTTCTCAAAAAAAATGGTTTTTGATTCGATGAAATTTTTATCAGGAAATCAAGCAGGATTCAACAAAAAACTTCCTATTGATAAAAGATTCATTTATGGAACTGGTTATGGGAGCAAAATTGGAGATCCATCTAAATTTGAATACTGGGATCAAGATGTGCTTAATTATGCAGAAACTCTGACTAAGAATCAAACTGAAAAATCAGAAAAACATCTGATGCACATAACCTCGGATTTTCTTCGTGGAGAAATTCAAAAAGAGCAAGTTGAATATGATCCAAAAAGACTTTTTTGTGAATGTCGAAACACAACCATTGAGCATTTTATATCTCTTATTGAAAAAATGGAATCTAAAGATTTGCCTTTGATGGACAAGCCAGCACATCACATTCCAAATATTAAACAAATATGGAAAAAGCTGTTTTTTTCGTTTGCAAGTAAATGCATCCTCATCAAGACGTCAATAAATGTTCAAAATGATACTTTTATTTTCAAGAGAATCAAACGAGCGTTTACGAGAAACCCCGCAACAAGATTTTTGATTCTAGTCAATGAAGATAGGTTGGATGTTGACACGAATGGATTCTCATGGAAAACACATGAAATCTATTTATTCTCCAGAAATTTTTTCCAAAACGAAATTCTGAAAGAAAATTGGGATGAACTTTCAGAACATGGAAAATGGTTTTATTTCGAAGAATATTTTCAGCTTAATTCAACTGGATGTTTGTCAAAGGCTGCTTATCTTTTCCCTTTTGATAATTGCTTCCAATTTGAAAATTTTCATCCTATCCAAAATCGTAGCAAGAAGCTGATTATCGAACCAATGATTTACATTGATCCAAACATGTATTTACATTCTCATTTTTACACGCAAAATTTACCAAAAATCACCTGTGATGTATTGTTTCTGAAAATGGAAAGTAAATTTTTGTGCGATTTAATTGCTTTGAATGGCTTGGTTCGCAACGATTCAATCATCCAAACAAATGTCGAAGAAATGCTTGCATCTTTTCTGCCTGCATTTTTCGAAAGAAGAATTGTTGACAATTCAATTGTTGAAGATTTATCAAAATCATGGTTTTCTTCAATAGAAACTGAAAATAAACGTAGATCAGATCAAGCGATTCGAAAACATCGTAAAAATCATGGATTCGAAATGGAAAATGAAATATTTAAGGGTCTTGACGGGAATGTTTTGATTTGGGAAAGAAAATCAACTTCTGGAGAAATCCACACGATTGAAAAATTCAAGTCTGTACCTGGAAATGAAAATAACAACAATTCAAAATCTACTATTTATTCCATCAAAAGCTCAAAATCCGAAGTTGAACAAAAAGTGGAATTGTTCAAAAATGGGGAATTTTCGAATCGTTTAATCCATCGTAAAGATTGCAAAGTAAAAACACCCAAAGGGAAATACAGTTTATATGGTTATAAAAGTGGATATATTCCCTTTGATTCCAATCAGCAAGATTTTAAATTTTGCCTCATTGTTTTGGGAATCGAAAAAGATGCGCAAGTAAAAACACCAAAACTTCCAGAATCTAAATTGAGAGCTTCGTCAGTGACACCCTTGGCGATTTTTCCATTTGAAGTTTCTACATGCACGAGAAAAGTTTCCAAATATTCGAATAAGAAAATCGATGATTATGAAAAAGATGGAAAAATGGAAACAGATCATTTGATACCAAAAGATTCCTCATATTTTTACAAATTTGTTCAATTTTTTAACAACAATAAGAAGGAATCAAAAGAGGAAGAAGAATTTACGATTGTTACCCAAAATCAAATTGTTTATGGAAATGAAGTGAAAGAAGCCAAATCAATTATTGACAATGATTTTACCTATTGGGTCAATAAAAAAATCATCATTCACGATTTTGATCCAAATGATTTCAACGATTGTGGAAAGGGTATACATTTTTTTCTTACTCAAATGGAAGCAATTGAATTTATAACTGGTATCAAATGCGTCGCAGAAGATTCCATCATCAATTACGATAAAGTTGAGAAAATCTGTTCATTTGAATGAAAAAAAGAATGGGGGAAATTGACTAGAGTGTTTTTAAAAATGTGATTTGAAATTAGGATTTAAACTGAAAAGATGGATAATAAAGAATTATTTTAAAATTTAATAGTTATTTTATTATAAAGAAAATGAAAATTTATAAGTACTATAAATTATTATATTTTAAAATATAAATGATTTAAAGATAATATTAAATCATTTAATAATTTAATAATAAATGATTTAATGTATAATATTTTTTATTTTATAAACAAAAAACAAAATGCAAAATTCAAACAACAACAACTTTCCTTCTCGAATTGTAATCAAAACTTCAACTTTAGATTTATTGAAAACTCTCAATGAAAAAGATTGCAATGAAAAAGATTGCAATGAAAAAGATTGCAATGAAATAATAAACGATATTTCAGAATCAGAACATCCTCGAAATCTTATTGAAAGACAAATGTATAAAGATTCGATTCTCTTACAATTGAAAAATGAAGAGCAAATAAAAGAAACACAAATGCATATTGATGCTGTAATAATACGATTGGAAGAATTAAATAAGAAAAAAGAAAAACTTGAAAGTGAATATCCAGATATTAAAGATAATGAAGATTTTCAAAATGATTGGAAGAGAATTGCTGAATCTATAAAAACGATAAAATGTGCGAATTATGAAAGAATGGAAGAACAGCTTGATATTTTGAGCTCAATAATTAGTGAAAATCCATTAGAAATTGCAAAAAAAGCTAAAATTTATAAAATGAATACAATATCATCGAAAATTCAAAAAATTGTTAATGATAAACTTTTACAATGTAAATTAAATATGAATGCAGAATTTCGCAATAATCCAGACTTCAAAAAATATTCTGATGAAGAAATTGAAAAATTATATTTAGAATGTTTAATTCCAATAATCAAAACTGATCATAAAGATATTGTTAAAGAATTAAAACAAATTGAAGAATCAATTCATAATTTAATTAAAAAAAATGAAGATTTAGCTAACAAAGTTGAAAAAAATGAAATTATAATTCCAAAAAATGAAAATATTTTACATAACTTTTTATTGAAGTTTTAATTAATAAAAATATTTTTAAACAAAAAGAACATAAAATATGATGATAAACATTATAGCAAAAATATTTTTCTTATTTCCAGAACTAACTGTTTCAGATGGAGGAATAAATACATTATTAATATTAGCATTTATCGTAACTCTAGTAGAAGTTGCACAATCTTTAATTAATGGTTCATTTAAAGTAACGCAAGTATTTCCATTTGGTTGTTTTTCTTTTGATTTAATTGTGTAATTACAATTATGGCCATCAATTTGAACAACATTTCCAGGACTACAGTAAGATCCAGAAGTAGTATAAATTTTATCATCTCCTTGATGAGAATCTTGACAAGTATAATCAATAATAGTAACAACTTGGGTGGGAACTTTACAATTTAATTCATTCAATTGTAAAAAAGCATTAAAATTTCCAACGATCGCTTTTCCAATAATTACTCCACCAGTTTGAAAAATATTATTTTGTGGAGAAATGATTGATCCTCCAATTTCTGTAATTATTGTAACATTTCTATTTTTTCCTTGAATATTAAATATAGTTTTTTCAGCTGAAGTTGGCAAAGCTGGATTTCCTTGCAATAAAACATTTGAGTTTCCACCCATTTGAACTATCCAATATGAATTTAATTGACAAGAATCATTAACAATGGAAAACCATGTAATATCTTGTAAACTTTCATCAATTTCAACAATATATGTTGCTTGATTAGGATTATTACAATGCAAAAATAATCCAGATCCTTGAATTGTATATTGAACATTAGATGGAAGAGCTGATATCAATGCTTGTAAAACAATTACTTCAGATTTAATATTTGAAACAGTTGTTGGAAAACAATTTGTACAATTCAATCCCAATAATCTTGAAGATAAATAAGATGGTAATGTTGGAGTTCCACCAACAAACATAAATTCTTCAATAGTATTTGGAAAAGGAATACCAGATCCATCGGGACATAATGCTCCTGATCCCCAATTTAAGTTATTGCCAACCATTAATGCATATTTTGTTGAAGAATCTAAATAAACTCCACAACCAATTGAAAATCCATCTCCAAGATTACAATTATTTCCAACTAATAATCTTCCTTCAACATCTCCAGTATTTCCATTAAAATTTGAAAAAACGATTCCATTATATTCAGAAATCCAAGCATCTAAAAATAAATTTTGATTTGGACAATATGGAACTAATCCATTACAATTAGATGTCATTGTAAAATTGCAAATTCCAACAAAAGAACTACAAACTTTATCATTTCCATATATAAAATCTGATGGACAAGTAGATGATTTTCCAGTGCAATATTCAGTTGCATCACAAACTCCACTAGAATTTCTACAAATTACATTTGAACTAGCAAATAAACAATTAGATGTACAACAAATTCCTCCATCACATTGCTCATTTCCATTAACAATTCCATCTCCACATCTTGAACAATTGCACATTATACTACAAGTTTGGCAATTGCATGTATCTGACATTGATCCTGTAGTGCTAAATCCTGTTGTTGATCCACTTCTAGGTATTCCAGAAGATCCATATTGCGATTTTACTGAAGCTATAATTAAAAATAATATTATTAATAAAAATTTCATTTTGTAGAATGAAATAATCCAATATTTAATGATTCTTTAATTATATTTTTTTTAAAATATTTCTTTCAAAATGATGAAATATAGTTTTAAAAGATAATTAAAAAAAAATTAAAAAAGAAAAAAATGATTTTATCAAAACCATTCAAAAGTACACAATTCGTTTATTCAGATACAGAATATATTCCAGTTAAAAGTGAAAAATCCAAGAAAATAAATACAAATATAAATACAAATATAAATATAAATATAAATACAAATATAAATATAAATGCAAAAAATAATAATAATATTGTAAAGACGAAAACATTTTCTAATGATTTATTTTATAATGCAAAATTATTGTTAAAATAAATTAAGATACAAATCCTAATTTTTGATAAACTTTCTTTCTTTTTTTATTTTCTTCTTTTAATCTTGGTTTTGCTTTTTCTACTCTTTTGAGATGTTCCATATAATTCTTTTGTTGTTCATCTGTTACATTTAAATCTAGTTTGTATCCTAATTCTTTTGCAGTTTTTTGAAATACTGTTTTTTCTGCTATCACTGTTGTTGTTTCTATTAATTCAAATGGTGGATGAATATAATATCCATAATATCTTTGTGATTTTTCTTCCCATTCTTTATCTTCCATAAATCCAAAAGGTGAACGTGATTTCATAAATGTCATTGGTAAATAAGATATTTTTTCTATATCTTTATCCAAATATAATAATGCAAATCTATATAAATCTTGTAATTTTGTTGCTTTATCAATTTTTGAAGATTCTAAAATGTTCATTTTACAACATGTTAATCCACAAAAACAATCTGTTGGTCTTAAAATTGGACAATTCTTTTTTTCATTCCAATCAACATAAAAAATTGGCATACAATCAAATTTTTTTCCACATTTACAACATGGAAAATCCCATTTTTTTGGATATTCTTGTGGAAAAAAGAATGATTTGTTTTCTTTATCATTTCCATTATTCCAGAAAAATATTTTTTTTGTTTCCATATGCATTGTTTTTAAAATTTTTCTCATTTCAAATTGATTCAATTCAGCAGTCAAATTAAGTTTTTCCTTTTTTGCATCATTTCCATCTTTTCCATCATTTCCATTTCTAGTTTCCATCTTTTATAAAAACTTTGTAATGATAAATTCTTTCAAACTATTTTTTTAATTAAAAAAATCATGATAAAATTTTATTAATTATAATTTTTGCAAATATTCGAAAAAAAAATAGGAATAAAATAAAAAATTATATAGACGTGAATAGAGTTTTTATTGAATTTTTTAATTTTTCTTATATAAAATCTCAAGTTTTTGAATAGTCAATAAAAAGAAGAGAAAAAGTTTTTTTTAAAAAAAATAAAAAGAAAAAATGGCATTAAACGCAAGAACTTCATTAGCAAACGAAAATTCAAAATTTTTAATAACTGCTGCATTTTCAAATATAACACCAGCTGATCCTTATTTTTATGCAAATTATTATATTGGCTTGGATGTTATCCCAAGTTTTAAAATTCAAATTAGTACAATAACAACAGAAGTAAAATTTCAAAAAATTGATCGTGAAGATGGAACTGTTATTACTGAAACAGAAATGGGATATTTAATACCAGTTTTGGGATCTCAAGCAACAAATCCTGAACCTTCTCCAATATGTTTGGATATTATGTTTACAATTTGTTGTGATACAATTACTATATCTGCTCAAGATGCATATTCTACAAATAATTTTGTTTTAACAACACCAAATTTTACTGGTGGAAATATATTATCACATCAATGCAGACTCATATCTCAAGTTAATCAAATTAACTTTGATGCTGGTATGATCACTGTTGTTTATTATAGATCAACTTATGGATTTGATCCACTTTGTACTAGCAAACCAAAATTTAATTTAAGTGGAAATTGGAATTCATCTAATAATTCGGAAATAACAGCTGCATTAGTTATTGCAGTTATAAGTATGGTTTTAGTAATCATATTTTTAGTTTGGTTCCTTGTTAATAGAAATGCTGTTATGGCATCATGGACAAGAATGAAAGCTGCTTTAGCATTAAAAGGAATACAAGTTGATTAAAAAAAATATACGAGATTTTATTTTATTTTCTTTTAAATAATAAATTTATTAATTTATTCCCAAATTAAAATATCTCCTTCCTTTTTTAATTCAATCTTTTCTTCATTTTCTTTTTTATTTTCATTGTTGAAATTATTTAATTCATATTTTAATGGACATGGTATTTCAATTTCAGAAACTAATAAATCTTTCTTTTTTGCTTCTAATAATATTTTATGTCTATTTTCGTGTTTATTCATATAATCAAAAGCTGATGATATTATTAATTTTAATATATTATGTGTTTCAATAGATATATTTGGAAATAGTTTTTTTAAATCTTGTTTATGAAAATTTCCATTTATAATAGGAGAAATTCCTATAATTAATTTAAATGATTTTGGTTTATGAATAGAAAACATTTTTTCAATAGATATTGATAAACATTTTAAATCCTCTAATGTTTGAGGTTTATGAATATGTCCAGGAGTTTTATGAATATTATCCAATAATTCGAATTCATTTTTTTTCCAACCAATTCCACATATTTTCAAATCTTGAATATTTGATTTAGGATCTAATTCATATTCTTCCCAACATTTAGTTAAATCATCCGTTCCTTTACATATCATTAATATTTTTTCACATTCTTTCTCAGCATCTTCTCCATCTTTCCAAATAGCTCTACAATAAAAATTATCTTTTATATTTTTTGTATCTTTTGCAAATAGAAAAAAATCTTTTAAGCCAATATTCTGTTTTTCTTTCATTTTTTGAATATCATAAGGTTCGATCTTATATTTTTTACATTTAGTGACAATGAAATTAATAAATTCTTCTTGTGTTTGAGTTTTACACGCACCTTTTTGAATTTCATTAGTAATTCTTTTTTCTAGAGATGAAACTTCAGATTTTTTTGATTTCCTAGTTGTTTTATCCATTCTATTTTAAAATTAATGAATAAATTTTTATAAATTTAATAATAAATGAAAAAAATCATTTAAAAACATTTTATTGAAATTTATTCAATTTTAAAGAATTTTAAAGAATTATAAATTAATTTAGAAGATTTTTTATTATTGAATTATGAAAAAAATTAAACATAATATGTTGATCTTCCTTCATTTGAATAATAAAGTGAAGCAAAAATGACAAATAATATTAAAAATATAAATGCAACAGCAGCTAAAACACCAATACAAATTTGGACATTTTGTTGATTAAATCCATTACACGATTTATGTTTATGATGACTTTCATAAGTACATCCAGGAACTGTAGTAACAGCATTAATTTCACCAAATACATTGGCAAATCCATTGTTTCCAGCTTCAATAGAAGTAATTTCATTTAATCCTTTTAGTTCTTTACAAAATATTGGACCAGAATTAGAAGTTGCAGGTGCACTTGTACTTGATATTGTTGAAGAAACTGATCCAGAGGATACTATAAATGAGAATGTTGAAAGACATAAAAGATTATCACAAATATCCAAATTATAATAAGAGTCATGAGTAAGTACAAAAGGTGCCAATACTTCATTTGAAACAACAGTACCATGATGATCAAGAATTTGCAAAGTTATATTTGTATTATTGTTATCACCAAGAGTTAAGATGAATTTTGGAGTTGGAGCTGATCCAGATGTAAAAAGTGATATTTGCCAAACACCTAACGCTTCATTTGAATTGAAAATATGGAATGTTGATCTACTATTTCCTTTATCAACATTATATCTTGGAATTATTGGAACTAAACCCATATTTTTCTTCTTTTTTTCTATAAAATTCACCTAATTTATTCCTATTTTTTTTTCTAACAAAATATTTTTCATATTATACAAAAAATTAATTATATTAACTAATTTTTTTATTAAATAAAACAAATCAAAGCGAAAAAATTTTATTCTTGTCCCGGTGATAATCCAAATGTTAATGTTCCTATCAATAATGTAAATCTTAAAAATATTCCTCCTTCTTTCGTAAACCCAATAGATACTTTTTCAGATAAATCAGATATTTTTAATATATTTGTTAAATATTCTAATGGATAATGATTTTCTTCTATAGTTTTCGATATTGTATTATTGTTTTCTGAATTTTTTGATTGATCATTTAATTCATTATCAATAAATAAATCACCAATTTTTTCAGAATTTTTGTTTTTTTCAATATTATTAATCATTTTCGTTAAATTTATATTCAATTTTTTAACTGAATGAGATCCATGTTTTGAATCTTTTGAATCTTCACGACAAGCTTTCACAATAACTTTGTTTCCATTTTGTTCTTGAGTTAAATCAAAAATAATTGTTTTATAAGAAGCACTAATATGATGTTTTGTTCCACCAGAAGATGTAATAACAAATTCTTTATAATCGCAACCTATTTTAATCATTTTTGATATATCTTTGAATCTTCCAATTGCAGTTGATAATATTTTAGTATCGAATTCAATTTGTCTTATACGATTCAATTGATCTGATTTAAATTCTCCAATTGGTTTTGTTGTATTTCCAAACATTACAGTACAATCTACTAAACCCAAACTTATATTTGTCATACATATGATTAATCTATCTGAATTTTCTCTAGCAAATACAAAACAAACATTGTTAAATGATTCAGGTTTACGAAATTTCGATGCGAAACATTTTGTATTTAATGTTATCGAATATGTTTGTTCACATTTATAAACCTCAAAAATATGTGGTTCATTTTGAATTCTAACAGAAGCAAGTGAAACTTCTGCATTATCGGCAGCTTGAATAGATATTCCATTTTCTGAAAATGTAATATCTATTTCAGGAAAATCAGATTCTAAATATTCTAAAAGTTTTTGAAATACTTTTGCTCCATTAGCAAATGCAATAAACATTGGAAGATTTTCATATACGGATTGATCAATAATACCATTAACAGCTTCTAATTTTTTGTTATGATTATTTCCTGCATTTTTATTTCCTTTAGTTTTAGATGGGTTATCATCCATATTAAATAATTCCTCATCTTCATTTCTTTTTTTATGATTTAGTTCATCTTCTTCATCATCTTCTTCATTCTCAATTTCTGTCTTTCCTGATGAAGTTTTAGCTCTTTTACTTTCTTTAGAAGCTATTCCTATAGAGTTATTATCATTTATTGATTTTTTTGTATTTGATTTAGGAGTATTTGATTTTGTAGTTTTTTTTGTATTTTCTTTATCATTTTGATTTTCTTCAAAACTAAAAAGTTCCTCGTCCATTAATTTAAAATATTAAATTTGTTTAAAACAAGTTCAAAAAAATTTTAAGATTCTTTCTCTCAAACTTGTAATCTTTTTTTAAATTGAACGAATCAAAAAAATGATATTACATATTTTTAAAAAAAATAAATAAAAACAAAAAACAAAATATAATCATTTAATATTCATTTTTTTACATTTAAATCAAAAATAATATTCATTTATAATTAATAATATCCATTTTATAATTAATAATATTCATTTATAATTAATAATATGTATTTATTATATAAAATTTTGAAAATTTCTAAATAAAATGAATTTAATTAAGATAAAAAAGTTTGAATTTTAATAAATATAAGAAATTATTTTAATAAAGAAATGATTTCTTATTTTAAAAATTTTTTGTTATTTGCAAAAATTCAATTATTTAATAAAATTGAATTATTAAAAAATTATTTAGAAAAAAGAAGATGGGAACTAGATGGAATAAATATAAAAAGAATTTATTGTTGGAATGAAAATAATTTAAATGATATCAAAATACAAATGAAAATAAATCAAACTAATTTTCCACTTAGAACAAAAAAATTATTATCTTTAGAAAGTATTTATGAAAACCCAATTTTTGAAATACACTATACATTTGGCGGAGAAGAATATGCATATGTTACGAATCAAAAAATAGTTCAAATGCCTCCTTTTTCAATTGATTTCAATTGGGATGATATAAGAAATTTAAATAAAAAAACAATTATGAAAGCATTTGCCCAATTTTATCGTTTTAATTCAAAAAAATTAAATGAAAACAATAATGCAAACAATAATGAAAATAATGAAAATAATGAAAATAATGAAAATAATATTGATACAAAAATTAATATAGATAATGAAACTAAAATTCTAAATGAAATCGCAGATAGTGTAGATGAATTTGAAATTGAAAATATTGATATTGTATTTTGGATAAGAAAATATCAAGGACCTTTTAAACCATTTTATAAAAAAAATGTCAAAGAAAATGATTTTGAAAAAATGTGCAAAATATGGCATCATTTAGTATTTTTATTTCCAGAAGATCCAAATAAAACATTTTCTCATCACTTCCAAATGAATCTTGATCAACAAAAAAAATTAATAGAAGAAAAACCAAAAAGATCAAAAGAAGAAACAGAAAAATTATTTTTGAATGCATATGAAAAAAATGAAATTTTTATTTCAGGATCTATTTCACTATCATTTTGGGATAAAACTACTTATGAATATGATCATGAATAAAATTTTTTAATACAAATTTTTACTCTGTTTTTTTTCTAAATTTTATTTTGATGATATTAAAATCAATATTCAATATATAAATAATAATTATTTTTTACTTTACATTGTAATTTTTATTATAAGCAAAAATAAATTCCTAGCTCAAAAAAAAAATCTTTTACCTTTTATTATATGTAAATAACTAACTTTTAATTATGAAATATATTTACGATTTTATTAAAAAAATACAAAAAATATTAATAAAAATGATTTTTTTTAACGAAAGAATATCAAAGATTTTGTTCAATTTATTTAAAAATTTTGAATAGATTGAATAGAAAAGAACAAAAAAAGTTAGGTTATTTACCAAATTTAAATTCAATTTTCAAACAACAAAAAAAACTTATAAAATGAACAAATTTGGATTTATCGCAAAAGAAGGAATTTTCACTCACGTCGAAGCTGAACAAATTCACGACGATACAAACCCACAAAAGCAATTTGTCTTAGATGTTGCCAATGATACTTCTGCTTCTGCTCAACCAACTTCAGTCGCTTTAAATGGAATAGATGGTGGATCTGTTGAAACTATCCCAAAAGGAAGCATTATTAAATCTGTTCAAGTAAAAGTTGCCAATGCATCTTTGGTAGATCCTAATTTAGCTATCTGTGTTGGATACTTTTCTGATGCAGTCAGTGCTGAAGATCTTTCTGCTCTTTTATCTCAAAGAGTTTTCGCTGAAAACCAACAACTCACTGGAGCTTGTCTTACACAATATGGTTCAGTTTCTACTTCTGATCTCTTAGAAGGAGATAAAATTGCTTTGATGAATAAAGTTCAAGGAATTACTGCACCTCTTCCACCAAAGGGATTTGTTCAAGAACCAATTGATCTCGTTCTCAATGTTACCGTTTTGAAAGGAACCCTCTCCTCTGGAGCACTCAATTTCATCGTTACTTATTGTTAAAACAAATAATAAAATTATTTTATTTTATTAACATGAAAAATAATAAAATTTATAAAACAAAACTAAACTAAATTTTCATTATTCAATATTATTCAATATTATTCAATTTAAAATGATTTATAAACTTTTTTTTCTATTTTCATTTTCATTTATTATTATATATTTTTCATTTAAAATAAAAATCAAAAACTAATTTAAAGAAAAGATGGAGGATAAATCAAATTCTTTTGTTGATCTAAATGTTAAATCTTTTACCGGAAATAAATTTTCTCTTAGAGTTTCTGCTGAATTAACACCAAAGCAATTGCATTCAGAAATATTTAAAAAAGAAATAAATAATATTCAAGCACCAGAAAATGAATATATAAAATGCACTGAATTGCATTCTGAAAGAGGTCAATTATATGATATAAAATTATCTAGAAATCCAATATTGAAAATAATACCAAATATATTAGTTGTTATAAAAACAGATTGTTTATCCAAAAATTTCGATTCTTCTAAATTAATTGTTATATGTCCATTATCAAATCAAGAGACTAATGATCCTTATTATTTAGAATGTTGTAATCATGCATTCGATAAAAATGCTTATCAGGAATGGTTAGAATCCAATTTGGAAAAATATTGTCCAATATGTTCAGTTCCTTCCAAACCAAACAAAAATGAAAA